TGTGTTCCTGTTTGTGTATCAATTGCATTAATATTTATGGTCACTGCTCCACCCATTTGACCCATAGGTGTTATGTTTGCAGGACCTGTTATAAGTTCTGGTCCAGCTTCTCCTACAAGTCCTACTTGACCTGTGCCCAAGTAACCACCATCTGCAAATAAGCCTCCAAAGAAACTTCCTATGCCACTGACAGCACTACTAAAGAAACTGCCTATGCCACCGCCTCCACCAAAGAGACTACCAATACTGCTAAAGAGGCCACCGCCTCCTCCGCCGCCACCAAAGATGCTACTAAAGATATTTGCAATACCACTACCACCTCTGAGTGCATCATTGATTAATGATGTCATTGTGTTAGCAAAGAATCCTTGAAAGTCTGATAGTGTTAGTTTACCATCACTTAATGCATTGCTTAAACTACCTGCAAAATCATTTTCTATTGTGTTACTTAAATTGTTAAAGTCATTTGTTACTGCTGTTGTTGCTGTTGAACTTGTTTGTTGCATACCTGTGGACATTCTTGTAAACTCACTAAGAACACCATTAACCATATCAGGTACAATTGATCCACCAACAACCTTTTGATACATATTGTTGAAAAAGCCTGTAACACTATCTGTCATGTTACCAGCTGTATCTACAACACTATCTTTCATACTAGTGAAAGATCCAGTTACACCATCTTTAAGTTCTTTGGCTTTATCACCAATAGCACTTAACCCATCAACTACCTTTGTAAAGAAGCCTACTAATGATTCTATAATAGTTTGAATCCCTTCAAAAGCCGCCTTTAAAGCGGGTATAGCCGCCTCTACAAGCGGACTAATTGCTGTAGCTATACTACCTAGTACCTCAAACAATGCCTTCATAAATGGCACTATAACTTCACTTAAAATTGTACCTATCAAGCTGAATACAGGTTGTAATGTTTCAAATGCATTTTTAACACCTTCAATGAATGCTGGCATTTTTGCCAATATATTTTCTGCTAGGTCTACTAACATTGGTAAGAGAGGTGTTATGGCATCTGTCATTAATTGTTGGAAAGCCATTTCTAGTCTACCTACAGTATCATTGAATTTCTCTGCATTTTCTCCTGCTTCAAGACTTACAATATTGCTGTTTGCTTCAACATCTTTCATTATTGCCGCAAGTCCTTCAGCATCACCTGCTATACTTGCAAATTGTTGTTGGATAAGAGGTCCAGCTCTACCACCAACTACTTTTGCAAAGTCTTCTGTTGTGATTGTGCCTTCATTCAAGGCATTGATCATTGTTTGTAAAAGTTCTGGTCCTGTTTTTAGTTTACCATTCATGTCTAATAAACTGTCACCCAGTTTATCTGTTATTTTGGCAAAACTCTTTTGTCCTTCTGTTCCTGCTTTCAATCTACTTGTAGTTTGAAGCATTGCTCTTTCAAAAGTAGAGGCATCAATACCTGCCTCACCCATTGCTGTTTGTAAAACTTGGAATCCTTTGAAGGCGGCATCACTACTAGCGGCACCTGCCATTCTAGCACTTTTGGCTAAATTATCAAAACTATCAATTGTATCTTTTACTTTGTTGGCTACACCAAAAGCGGCCAAAGCACCACCGGCGGCTATAAGAGCCCCTTTTAGTTTACCTGCACTAATACTTAATCCACCAAGACCTTTATTGATACCACCTATGGCACCTTTGGTATTGTCTTCTGCATTAATTTTAATTTTATAATCTGCCATTACCTAGTCCTTCTTTTCCCTTTTTGTTGGGCTTTCTTTTGTTGTCTAGCTTGGAATTCATAATACTTAACCCAGCCTTTCAACTCTAGAATGCTGACATTGTGCATCACCCAAGATACAGTCTGTCCTAAACTTTCTGCCAGCTTAAACAAGAACAGTATATCTGTATCTTGTGTTAGTTTCCCAATTCTGCTTCAGCTTTACCTACACCGCTGTTCATTTCTGTAACAACTCTAGTTAAAACTTCTGGGTCAACTTCATTCTTAATAATTTGTCTCTCACCAGCTTGAAAGATTGCCTTACCTTCACTGTCTTTAGATCTTACAATAAGTGTTTCAATCAATGCATCTACTAATTGACCCTTGTTGTGGAATTCTAAAACCTTTGATTGCTCTGCAAGTGTGAAAGCAGGTCTGTAATAAATTGTAGTTTCCCATTCAGGAACTTCAATACCTTTTAAGCCACTTGAAAGTGTTTCTTTAAAATGACTTGTTGCTTTTGCTAATACTTTATTTTTCATTATCTTTTCCTTGTTTTTCTAAGAGCAGGTTCAACTATTCCTGTGGGAGCTTGTCTACTACTGCCATCATCTAATACTCCAATATATGGAACATCATTCTTTGCTATAGGTATGGTTCCTCCCTTACCTATACTCTTTCTTTGAAAAGTATTCTGCCAACCATTTCTAGCTCTACCAGTTCTGATTGGTGTAGTAGTCTTCAAAGTACTAATATAGTCTTTGACAAATTTGGATAGATCAGTGTTGATTTCAGTAGACAATTCTCTCATTGTTTTTCTTGCTTCACTCACTAACCTATCCTCCTTTGATTAAGCTAAATTGTTGTCAACTGTTAAAGTGCCTGTTCCTTGAAAAGAAACACTTGCTCTCATAACATCTTCTAAGTCTTGAGTATACTCAATACCTGTAATTAACACATCACCTGAAAGTTTCATGTCTGTATCACTTGCTAGTGGATAACAGAAAATTGTTCCTGTGTCACCAATTGCAAAGATTGTATCTACTGAACCAGAGTCTGCTGAATCAGTCCATACAATGTCAGCTGTACCTTCCCAAGTCTTAAGACCTGGTGTGAAAGATCTAAAAGTATCACCCATAGCTGATGTTTCTATTGCATTAGCCTCAGATGAGATAGACCAGTTAGTTACTTCAGTTACATTTGTACCAGAAGATTGACCTACTGCTGTGTTAAAGTGGAGTGCTCCACCTTGTCCTGCATATGTTGCCATAATTATACCTCTCTTTAGATATCATAATGATATTCTATGCTGAATATCATTCTACAACTAGCATAAGGTTCTGATTCACCTATTTGAACTAGTTCTATTGTTGTTAAACTACAATCCTTTGCAGTTCCACCTAGAGTTTTATCAAGCGCCAATTGGCTCTCAATAGCATCTACTACTAGATTTCTTTGTTTGTCTCTTTCTTTACCACCAACTACAATAACACAATCAATTTCCATCATACTTCTTCTGGTTCTTGTTGCACCCATAGTTAAGTTTTCTCTGTCTTCACTGACAGTTTCAACATAAACAGCAGGAAATGCTGTCTTGGGTAATTCAGAAACTATAATTGGATCTCTTTGAACAACACCAAGTTTGATAGTGTTCATAGATTTCAAAGTAGAAACAAACTCACTAACTATACTCTCTCTAGACATTATCTGTACAACCTATCTTGTCTAATTCTATCAACTTCAGTATCTGGATCAACTGATCCACTTCCATCTTTGTCATATTCAATACCTAAACCAAATTGTAAATCAAATTCTTCATTGAATCTTTCTTTGTAAAAAGTAAGTTGTTCTCTGAAAGGATCACCTTCTGGTCTAAATGTAGATAGCTTGGGCAGTATGTAAGCATATAATGCTTTGTATACTGTAGATTTTGTCCATTGAGATTCTGTTAGCCTTGCACTATTGAAATTACTTGGGTTTTCATATCTGTTCCAATATTTTATTCTGATCATACTGATTACATCAGTTTCAGCCAATGCTAATTCTGATGACCAGTCATCTACACCCTGATCAAAGACTTCAGGTGCAAAAGTGTGTAAGTTTTCATTTGTTGCAAATGCCATTATAAATCTCCATTAGTGTTAGAGGGCCTAAGCCCTCTAACTAGAATTAATGATTATACATTAATCATTCTGATTGCTCTTGAATTGTCAATCATTGCTGGTTTAGCATGAATTGAAGCTACAACATCATTACCAACTGCCGCTGTTCTTCTGCCAATTTCAATGTCAACATTTTTTTGCATTGCAATTCTTAATGCATCTTGTCCAAAAATGTAACCTGAAGTGTTAGCCGCTGTAATGTTTGAACTTACAAACATTTGAACACCTGCAACTGAACCAATGTAACCAGTTCTTAATGCTTCAGTTTGAAAATCACCACCTGCATAAGCCGCTACACCAATTGATTTAACAACTGTGTTAGCTTGTGCTGGAGTAATGATTGAGTAAAGCTGACCATTTTCACCATTTGCTCTAATTTGAGCAACTGAATCAAAGATTGCATCTAAAGATAGAGGTACACAGTCTGTTGTTGAATCAACAGATGTATCTAGAGCCGCATAGACTGCTTTATCAAAAGCGGTGGCTACAGAACGCCCAAGTAATCTGCCTATTTCATTTGGATCAATATTACCTAAATCTCTAACTACAGCTCTTGCCGCAATTAATTCACAAACAATGTTGTTTTTAGTGTCAGAAATTGTCTGAGCATCTAAATCAACACCTGGGTCAGCTTCTGAGCTAACTGTTTGTGCTGTTACTTTTGCTAATTCAGGAACTTGTAATAGTCCTGAAGGAGCGTTTACTATTGGAATCATAGTACCACCTAAAAATAGTGATGATTCCTCTGCCGCAAATACAGTAGCGGCTAATACTGGTACACTTAATGCATCTACATCAAGAGCACTTACATATTTTCCATTTGCCATTTTAATATCTCCTAGTTAAGAATGACTATACCAAACCTTTTTGCCTCATCTCTTTGTATTTGAGACGGTGCTCTGGGTTCCGCATATCTAGTTTAGAAAGATCAAATTTCTCACTTGATCTAGTGTCAGTGTTTCCGGTAGACCCTGCACCACTAGGTCCAGCAACTTTAAAGTAACTGTGTTCATTTAAGAACTCATCAACTAATGTGCTTACTGATAAAGCATCACCTTTGTCATCAAATCTAGCATTGCCTTCATTGTCAACTACAGTAACAGTACCTTCATCTGTCATCTTGATGTTGTTTCTTAATAGTGTAGCTACATGAGCTGGGTTCACTGCCTTGGCATTTGAACTTGCACTAATAAGAGCGCCATCTACTTTGATCTTTTCTAATTCAGATCTAAGTTGGCCAACTTCTTTTGCACTTTGTTGTTTAGTTTTTTGCAAAACTTTATCAAACTCTTGCCTTTTTATAAGTTGCTCTTCCTCAATTTGTGTTTTTAAACTTTTTAATTCATTATACTCATTTAAATCAACATCTGCATACTTTTTAGTAGCCTGAGAAAGCCTTTTTTGAAGAATTCCATCAAGTTCATCTTGAGTAAAAGTCTTCTCCTTAACCTGGCTGTCATCACTACCAGCATCTGTAGAGCCAGTGTCTACTTTGCTGTTTTCAACTATGGTGTTTTCAGTTTCCATATCAACATTCTCCTTTGTTATTGTGGGTAACAAATACTTTATTCACTTTGTGTGAAATAACCCTGTATCTCTGGATGTAACTCCAGAATTTGTTCATTGGTCAAACCCTGATCCATCATTTCTCTAATATGAGAAACCATGTCTTGAGGACTCATCATAGGTGGATGTGCCATTTGCTCATCTACCATTGCCTGGGTTGACTCCTGAACTAACTGTTCTTGTTTTGACATAGTACTATGAATCTGATTCCTTGTAGTCTCATCTTCAATTAACATATCAGCTATCATTTTTTGCATTTGAATCTTAAATTCATCATTTTGAACTGTATCAATTGCTTTCTTGTATAGCTCTAAGTCACTGTGTTCATCTCTTATGTCAAATGTCTCAGCATATTCAATACTGAAATCTTGTGGTTGATCTATGTTCATCCAAGTGAACCAAAGCTTCCAAATCTTTTGCTCTGCTTCATGTAATGCATGACTTATATCAACTAATTTTGTAGATAATAATTGTCTTTCTGTTTGTAAGGCTGTACCTGACATAGGACTGCCTCTCATAATTTGAACTGCACTTGTGTGAGTCATTCTATGAATACTTTGAACAACTTTATCAATACTTTTTAGTATTCCATCAATACTAGAACCTGCTGGTTGTAACAAATAAGGTTTCAATCCAGGTTCCATATCTTCTTGTACTGTAATAATTGCACCTGCTCCAGCACTTGCCTGTGTGCTAGGTGTTTTAACCAAACTAGGATGTCCACTTATTCTAATATTTTGTTCTAGTTCACTTAATAAATTGTAAATGTATTTTTGATTGTAAGCTGTATCATTAACTAAACTGTATCCAATACCTTGTGTTGGACTTGGTAGTGGTGCATAGTTTATAAATGGTATCATACCCAATGGATTTACATACTCTAATTGTTCTGTAATATCACCATACTCACCATGCTCATCTTTTGCAACTGTGTATTTGTGAATATGATTTTTTGACCATTCAGCAATTTGTATCATATGTTTATCTTCAAACTCAATTACTTTGATGTAGTCAAGTTCCATCTTGCCTGATACTGATCTTCTATAATGCCAATCTAGTACATTCTGTGGAGTATAAGCGGCACAGTATGCCTTTATACCCATTGCTTCTTGTTCTGCTTGTGTTGTAACTGCATAATCTGGTTTATCTACTAATATCCACATATTACCCAATACCATTGCCATGTCATTTACTTGTTTCATAAATGTATCAAAGCTAGTGCCATTGTTATCAATATCATGAACAAAGTTCATAACTTGTGGATTCATTACTAGATTGCCTAGTGTTCTTTTTGGTAAGTTTCTAAATAAAAAACTACCATATATGTCTACAGTGGTTTTTACATGATTATCTAAAGGTGTTGCCGCTATTCTTTTTGCATAACTGTCACCTGGTGTGTTTTGTTCACCCAAATATTTGATTAGATATTCACCTGCTTGGTAAAGCTCACCACCAATGTAACTTCTGTAAAAGAAATCAGCTTCTTTTGCATGGTTGTTATAAGCTGAGTGTGTGGTTAATAAATCTTCAGATTTCATTTCTATTCCTTTAGGTAATTAATTATATTTATCACTTATATCTCTATCTTTAAAGATATGCTTAATAATGAGCAAACAACTCTGGGCCAGCCTGTGCTTTTTGCATTGGCCTCTTAATTGGCATATTACCCCATACCAAATACCCCATAGCATCTGGAAGGTGATCAACTCCTGAGCTTTTATCAGGTTGTCTAGTTCCTTCCTTGTATATTTGTTTGTTCAAACATCTTATAAGACCCTTACAATTTGGCCCCACAGTTAACCTAGTTTCACCTACTTTGTTATAGAAAGCTGTATTCACACTAGCTATCCTGTCTATAACAGGTGGATTAATTCTAGCAGTTTTCACTGCATAGTTATACTGTCTTAAGATATTATGGTCAGTGTTCATAGCTTTTGTAGAACTATTTGCACCTGAGGCATCTGGATATGCAATTATCCTGTTGTCAGGATATCTTCTGCTTATCTCATCACACAATTCATATGTATTAGAGTTTCTTATTTCAAACTCATCAAATATATGCATTGTTAGCCCATCCCAATTTGCCACTACAGCACTCATTGGTTGAGTATTAAAGTCTATTCCTACATGAAGCACATCTCTTTTATCAAGTTGTGGTTCTAACCCTTTGACATTTCTATCAATGTCAAATGCATAATAAACTAGACCACTAAAGTTAACAAAACTTGCTAGAAACTCTTGTTCATAACTTCTAGGATCCATTTCTACTTTGGCGGCTTCTATTTCTTCTTGTGTAACATTGCCACCCTCTAATGTTGTAAACTGATATCCAACCCAACCTTCATGTGCATTGGCACCAGCCCATAAATCATAAAACCAATTAAAGCCTTTTGGTGTACTAATAAACATTGCATGACCTTGTCTGTCTGACAATGCTGGCCTTAAAACTTCTGCCCAACATTTAACATCAATATCACTGCACTCATCCATTACCAAATAGTCTATACTAATACCTCTTAGACTTTCATAGTTATCAGCACTTCTCAAATAGATCTTTGTTCCATTCTTAAGAGTTACTGTTAACTCTGTGGTGTTAATCTTTTTGATCCATCTTACCTCAGTTAATCTTTTTATAAGATCATCCCAGATAATAGTTTTAGCTTGTCTAAAAGTTGGTGCAACATAGTACACTTTCATATTAGCCTTACTTGCAAATCTGCACATCTCTCTAATACTAAGGTAACTCTTACCCCATCTTCTACCAGCACAAACTACTTTGAATCTACTTTCATCTTCAGCCACCATTTTCTGTGTGTGGGTTAGCGGCATATTATAGTTCTCCTGCTTTTTTCATCCTTGCTATTTTATCTTCAGCCCAACCTATTGCACTAGGTCCGCCCCATCCAAGATATGCATAATAACCTTTGCCTTTTTTATCAGCACCAACATATCTTTCATAGTTAGCTTTTGACCTACTTAAAAATGAAAACATTCTTACAATGATATCAGGACTCAAGAGTTCACCTCTAGCTATTTGGCCTGCTCTTACTCTTCCTGTTCTAGTGCCCCATCTTTGACTGGGTGTTGCACTTTCATTGTAGTTAATTGCTCTTTGAGCATCTGCCTGCATCATTTTATTTGGTCTGTATGGCATTATTCTTTTTCTAATAATAATTGAAAGTCTGCCGCTACTGCTACATCACCACCAGTTAAACTTTTTGCTCTGAACTCAACAATACCACCACCATCAATTTGAAAAGGATTTGGTAGGTTGTAAGTTACAGGAGCACCGCCACCTGTAATTGTTGTAAGCACTTGTTTAAATGCTGTTGTTGCATCTGGTGCTTTGTTAATCCAAACACTTACTTGTGCCGCACCTGTTGATGTTGTAACAAAACTAGTCATGTAACCAAAGTGTGATAGTGGAACTGCAAAACTTGCACTCTGTTGTTGTCCTTCAAGAGCCGCAATCTCATACAATACTGTATCTGCCGCATTGTTCTTTACTGAGATAACACCTTCATTGAAGTTACTACCTGAACCTACTTTGTTTACAAATATATTGTTAACATGGCGGTAACTGCCTACAGTTGTTACTGCATTTGTTCCATTTAGGTTAACATTTTCTTCTAATATATTACCTGAGCCATCAACACCTCTGATCTTAACTCTTCTTGCATGGCCTGAACCACTGTTAGTATCATTAGCTGAGCTTGATACAATCTTTAATTGTTCTGCACTTGATAGTAAGTTTCTAATACCACCTTGTGTGCATACTGTTTCTAATGTTGCACCAACTGTTGGGTTGATACCACTTGTTCCTTTTAACTCAATACCTGGGATCCTGTTAGCCGCCAAAGCCAAACCATTTGGTAGAGTTGTAACTTTTTGTCCTACTGATAAAGTCATAGTTTTTACCTCTCTTCTTTTTGTTTGTGGCAATCACAGCCACCCTTATTAGATGTTTTAGTAACACCTTTGGCTTTACTGTTTACATAAAGCCCAAACCAGGCCGCACCTGCTCCAACAATAACACTTACAAAACCTGCTTGTGCATTGTTTGGGTCTGATAAATTCATAAACCATTGTGTTGTTTGATAAAACACAATCATATAAACAAGGATAAGTGCTCTAGGCACTATTCTCCATGCATCTAAATGTTGTGGTTCTAATTTTTTCATTTTTATTTGTTCCTTGCCCTTGTTAGTGTTTCCAAGTCTTGTTGTATCAAGACTGGTATTGGTGTTGAATGTCCACCATATACTGGATGACTATAAAGCCATTCTTCATGGGTTCTTGTAACATTCAACCTATCATGTATATTACACAATGTTTTGCCTGAGGCATTTTTGTGTATCCACATTCTAGCAACATATTCTCCCAAAGGTTTTATATGTTGTGTGCCAGTCCATGTTTGTATATCTATCTTTTGTTTCTTCCAATAGCTTTTACTCCAAGGACAAACACTTACAATTGAAGCAAAGTATTCACTCCAATCAATACTATTTTCTTTTGCCGCCTCTTTTGCCACCTTTTTTCTTTTTCTTAGCCATTATAATAGTCCCCCTGCGGCTCCTATTGCTGTTGAGGCTACCAATAGTCCCAACACCCACCAAAGCCTTGCATCCATTTTCTCAATCTTTTGAGATTGCTTGTCCATATCTTTTTCAATATGTGCCAAATGATTATTTTTAATTACTTTTAAATCAGTTCTGATTTCTCTTATGTCTTGAGTATTCTGTTCTGTTTGTGATTTCTTTGCCATTAGTCTTTCCAAGGTAGTGGTAGATCTTCTTCACCTGTACTTGGATCATCTTTCTGACCAAGGATGTTTTTACCTAACCAAATCAACATAACAGGATTGCCCTCTAGAGCTTTGTTATATTGTGCTTTTCTTAATCTCATTTTGCCTGCACTATAACCTCTTTCAAGTAATGTGCTGACTCTGTTTCTCAATGTATTTTCTGTAACACCCACAATGTAGGCTATTTCTTTTAGAGTACAATGACACTCTGCAAGTTTGTAAATAAGTTCAGGATCAATCTCAACTTTCTTTCTACCTCTGGTTTCTGTTTTGTCATCAGGTGTAAATTCTGCTTGTTGTTGAGCCGCTTCTGTCATTTGTTCATTAAGTTCTTGTTTTTGTTTAAATTTACTCAGGTCTGTATCTATGCCTATAATTTGTGCCTCTGTTTTGCCATTTTTATCATCTTCACTTGCTAGTTTTATTGTATCTGTCATTTCTAACTCCTATTAGCTCCTTGCTGTTGTTTGTGGTATGTGCATATACTTCCAGTTACTACCATCATAAAAGACCATAGCTTTACCAGTTGATACATCACTACTATTTAATCCTGTTGCATATGCTATTGCACCTGCACCTATTCCTGCTGTGGGTAAACTTCCTACTGCATATGTAGGTAATTCAAAAGGAACATTTATTGCACCTCTTTTAGGACTTACATCTATTTGTCCATTACTAGGACTTCCTGCATGATCAATAGCAATCAATTTCATTTTGTTTGCACTAGGATCTGTAACTGTATATTCACAATTGAATCTACCTGCTTGTCTAGTTGCTGTATCATCTTTGAAACTCAATGTAATACTTTGTTGTCTTGTTCCAGTACCAATACTTGTTCCTGTGTAATCACTTTCACATTCAATAGTATTGTGTAGATCATCTGTTAGATCACTGCTCATATCATTGCTAATAAACAAACTGTTGCTGTTTGCTCTGTCACCTTGAATATCTATTGATCCATCTAAAATAATTTTACCACTTCCATTTGGTTCTAATTCAATATCACCATTTGAAACACTTGTAATCTTTTTACCATTTACATCTAAATGATCTCCAAGCTGTGGTGTTGTATCTTCTACAAGATTTAACATAACAGTTCCTGTTGTATCAGGGAATGTTATGGTCCTATCAGCAGTAGGATCTACAACATATAAACTTGTAAAGAAGTTAGCACTACCACCACCAAGTGCAAACACCTGAC